ACTGAGACGGATAAAGTATCTCCGCATCAGAGGCAAATGCACGAGGTTTTGATAAAGGCTGGAATACCTGTGCATGTTGTGCGTCCTGACGCACTGACCAAAGGCAAGTATCCGAGAGCTAGGATGCTGTTTCATGAAACGCACCTCCAGCACTCTGTGGATAAGGTTGAGGTCTTGCAGAGGCAGGTGCAGGATTTGGAGTGGAAGCTAGAGAAAGTGCATGAGGAGTTGAAGCATTTTACGTTTGCCTTTGAGGAGGTGGAGAGTGAGAAATGAACTGTTTGCAGCGTTGCTAATGCTTCCGCTTTGTGCGGCGGCGGTGGACGACTTTCCGCCGGTGACAGTGGAGGAGAGGCACTGTATGGCGGAAGCCATGTACTACGAGGCTCGAGGCGAGGGCTGGCTAGGCATGGTGGCCGTAGGCGCGGTGATCAAGAACCGCGTAGACGACCGTCGCTACCCGTCCACCGTGTGCGGGGTGGTGCACCAAGGTGCCGAGCGAAATGACCGGCTGTGCGCTTTCTCGTACTACTGTGACGGGTTGCCCGAGCGTCCGGGCAACCAGGAACTCTGGGAGCTGGCACAGCTCATGGCTGATGCTGTGTTGAGCTCTGGTGGGGTGTCAGTGGACGGTGTAGGTGCGGCCACTCACTATCATGCGATGTACGTAACGCCGTGGTGGGCACCTGCACTTGACAGGCAGGGGTGCATAGGCAACCACGTTTTCTATAAATAGTATGAGGGCGACCCAAGAGGGTATTGAGTGTACCGAAGAATTCATTCGTCGAATGAATTTAAAGGGGTTTTCAAACCGAGAAATCCTGTTTATGGTAGTGGCAGAGACTTATCCAGACAAGGAAGCCTATAGCGATGGCCACGCCGATTATCTTCCCACACATAGAGATTGAGGGTGTCAAATATCCTCGAGTGACACTTCACTGGTATGACATTACCGGCAATTCATCTTGGGCTGATGTAGGAAATTTCAGGGAGTTCCGCTGTGCGGAGGTGGTAACCGAGGGATTCGTGTTCGATATTTTTGAGCACGAAGGTAAGAAATTTGTCAGGACGTTTGCCAGTTACATCGAGGAGGGCGAGGAGGGTCCGACCTTTGGTGACCGCGGGTGCTTCCCGGTTGATATCCTGAGGGGTGAGTCTCAGCACATAATCAAGATAGCCGAGCTCTACGTTAGAGCTCGAAGATAGTTTTTTTGTTTTTACGTATGACGGTGGGATTTTCTTCATCTGGCACCACAAGCAATGCATCGAGGTCGTAACCCATGGCCGCCAGCAATGTTTCGACCTTATATATAGACGGCTCTATAATTTTCCTCTTTTCGTAATTTTCGATAGTTGATTCACCAATTCCAGATCGATTAGAAAGCCCCACTCGAGTGAACTTAGCTTCCTTGCGTATCTCCAATAAAATTCGAGACCAATGGTCTGGAATTGGTGGTTTCATCAATGAGTGGTATGGTCCCTATCGGGATCAAACTCTTCTAAAATGGACTCATAATTAGTATAGCTTGACCCATGCAGCACTCCTAGTGTGACCGCCAGAAGGCGACTCATCATGTATCCCAAGGTGTTACCCCCAAGGTGGGATGCCCCAAACTCAATAGCAACTCGGAAAAGAGCAATCGTCCTTGCCACGTGGGACACTTTTCCGTTAAATCCTTCCGTCAGGTTACAAACTTCCTCGTAGAAGCGGTCTAACTCATTCATGAGATTTAAGATCCTTAGGACTCATCTACACCCCCCTGCATAACGTGGCTTGCATAGAATTCCATAGTCTTCTTGTTGGTTGGGAAATCCTTAGCAAGCGTCACTAGGAATGCAATCTGCTGTGCCGGTGAACGGTGGTTAGCGTCTGCCATTGCCCATAAATCGCTCCACACCTCTAGAGGAACAGCTACTGACCTAAACCGACGCTTATCGTCTGTTGCTTTAACCATCTCAATTCTCCTATTTAGTTAACCACTTTCTCAGATTCTCGCCCAACACCTCACTGGCGATATCCATCTTGTTGCGTAGAGCCTCGACAATTCTCTCGTCAATGGTGCCTTCCGCAATAAAATCTACGTACGTAACGCTTTTGTTCTGTCCGATACGGTGCGCCCGGTCTTCAGACTGCATGCGGACTGCCAGATCGAACGAGTTACTGAAATAAATAACGTTCTGAGCTGCCGTCAACGTGATCCCGTAGCCGCCCGTCTGTGGGTTACCCACAAAAAACCTGGCGTTGCCGTTCTGAAATCGTTCAATACCCTGAGTTCGTTCCTCGTCACTGGTGTCGCCGAAGTACGTGACCGTGGACTCCGCTCCGTGCCTTTTGATTAGCGCTTGACTGATGCGTTTAACATCGTAGCGAAAGCGCGACCAGATAATTGCCTTCCCCTCAGACTCCTCTAGACAAGCCAACAACTCGTCTAGCCGGTTATCCTTGATATCTATGAGGTCACCACCGTCTGTTTTTGTGTGGCCGCTGAGGACTTGCTGCATGCGTAGCAACTGCGTCATGACATTGTCCACCGTCATGAACTCGTCATCATCTATTCGCGCCAGTGCGAACTCTCTCAGCTCATTATAGATCCGCGCTTGGTCGTCGCTGAGCGCAATGTTTCGTTGCGTATATATTTTGGGTGGCAAGTCCAGGCACTCATCCTTGCGAATGCGACTGCTGAAACTCTTCAGATGCCGTGCCAAATTATCTAAGTCTCGATAGCCCACTACCAAATTAAACGAGTGGCTGCCTAGCTGGCGCCGTTTAATAATCGCGTATCGATACTGGAACTGGTAAAAGTTGTCTCCCACGTCGCCCAATAAATCCTTACCGAGGAACCGGCATTGCGCCCACAAATCCAGAGGCGACTGAGTTACTGGGGAGCCTGTCAGAATCCGCCGATACTTGGCCAGTTCTCCTATCCTGATAATGGCCTTTGTCCGTCGTGCCTTGGGCGATTTAATAGTAGTGGACTCATCAATAGCAAGAAGCGCCTCAGAGTTCTTCAGGAGCTGCTCGAGGAACCTTTGGCCTTTGACCGTGGACAAAGCCTCCACGTTTACAATAAATATCCTGAGGGAGTCGGACGGTTCCAGAATGGACTTCAGCGCATTCTTCTGAGCCTTGGTGGGCGTTGGGTTCCAAATAACCATCGTTTGGGGGATTCTGTCAGGCAGGTGCTTTGGCAGTTCCTGCTTAGCCCAATTGCGATAGACCCCCTTGGGGGCCACCACAACAAACGTGTTTATGCGGCCCTCCTCATATAGCAAGCCTACATTATCGATGCAGATTTTGGACTTGCCCGTCCCCATCTCGAGGAACAAGGCCCAGTTGGTGTGCTCCCAGCAGCGTGCAAGCACATTGGCTTGATGCTGAAAAGGTACCGTCTTGAATCGGTAGGTCATCTTTCTCCTTTATCAGGTTTACCATCTCATTTCATGATACAGCAACGGCACAAAAAAGACCAAGAAACGTGGTACACGGGGGAAAACTATTACTTAAGGTACGTCTTGGAACCACATTCAGGAATCAAAATGTGGTACGGGGAGATAACGGCTTCACGGTAGGGGGGTCGTGAAGATAAGGGTGGTCAAAATTAGTTAGTGTGCGACTTTCCGCGGGTGGGTCACCAAAACTCCTTTTGGTGACCCTTGCAACAGAATATTGACGGGCGGCTACCCGTCAGCCATACTCGCCTTTGAAGGAGCTACTTTCCGTTCCTTCTTTTGCAGAGAGGAGAAAGGTTTGAAGCTACGTCCCACTCCTGTTGTTTACGTAGTGCAAGAAAATCCTCGGGTCGATGTTGTTTCGGCGGCCCAGTGGGGAGACCTAATTCCGCTCGCAAATCCTTACGACCAAGTTCACCTCAATCCAGGTCGAATTGTCTCAAGTTTCCGCCGCAAACTGCGCAACTACAATGATAGTGACTGGCTGTTGCCGTTAGGTGACCCAGCTATGATCGGCATTGCGTTCGCCGTTGCAGCGGATATGAACGAGGGACGAGTAAATTTACTTAAGTGGGATCGGCTGGAAAGGCATTACTACCCTGTAAAAATCAGTGTACGTGGAGGGATTGAAGAACTTACAACCTGACGAGGATATACGTATGTCGAAAAACGATGACTT